GTCCAAGGACGAGGAAACCATGTTCGGTACGCTGGAACTACCGGAGGTGTGTGTGCCATCAGTGGATGCACAGTACCAGTTGTTCCGCCAGACCAAGCTCGGCCCCAGAGACAGGCACAGCCTGTTGGTGAGGCTCGCGAAGACAGGCGCACTACCATCGTCACGGCTCATTCAAGTGGAGGAGGAATATCTACGCGAGGATGATGATGTGTTACGGGATGAACACTCCCGTGGGCATAACGTGTGGCGTCTGCTTCAGGCCTTCACGGAGAAGCAGAAGACCGGAGGCCACTTCCGAGGCGCACAGTCCAGACTGAACGCAACGGCGGAGAGAACCACTGAGGCAACCAGATTGTTCCTCAACCACTGCGACCCTGATCCTAGTAGACCGAAGCTCAAGGAGATACTGGCGCAACCACTCCTACTCAATGAGCAGTTCAGCCTGTCTCAATCCTACAAGTATGTGCTGGGATTCAGGAACGGCAACCGACTCAACATGGCTGCCGGGGTTGTGCTTGGAGTCAATGTTCTGGTGTGCGACAACCTCTGCTTTAGTGGAGAAGAAGAGGTCAATCGTAAACACATAGGATATATCTTGAACGACCTGCCACCGATGATTGAGAGTAGCATCGACAAGCTGCTCATGGGTGGTATAATCGCTGGGTGACGACCCAGAAGATGACACCGTGGGGGCTGAAAGTCCTCGTCGGGAATGAAGATGGAATAGAACTTTGGGAAACAATGCCAAAGTACAATCACTACGGTGGGGTTCGCCGCGAAGTTGGGGAGACATTCCAGCTTGGCGGCGCAACCTACACCGTTATGGAAGTAACGCCAAGCGCAGCTTTATGTAAAGAAACTGTGCCGAGAGTCGTCCAATATACTACGGACGATGGCGAGAAGAAGGAACATAAGATCAGAGGCAGCAGCACCATCCGTGTTGCTACTTATCGTGAAAGGAATACGAAGATTGACCGAGGAGGAAGAAAACGCAAGGGACTTCTGCGAGGAGCTACGCTCACTCATTGACGTTCACGAGGTCAGGGGGTGTACTCGTAGGCGCATGGGTCAAGCACTCATAGGTAGCGGTATGTCCACCTTGAACGAATCAACAGATGATAAGGAGAAGGCCAAGGCTATGGCTAGAGAAATGGTCAAGGCTTGGTCTGACATCATCGACGAAGATTAGTGCGGCTTTGTTAGGGCTGCACTGAACACGGCGGGGTCGGGGGCTTATCCTTTCTTCTCCGGCTCCGCTCCTTTTAATCTTACTGAACCAGTAAGACTTGACAGATAGCCCTCTTTACTTCATACTAGATAGCCAATGGAGGAAGAAGAATTACTAGGTGAAACCACCGCAGTCGTAACGAAAGTGAACCCCGACAAGATCAAGCCGACAGAAGTTCGGCGGTGTCTTGGGGTTCGCATCAGCCAGTCACACCATGACAAGCTCACTATGCTGGTCAGGGAAACGGGAAGGTCTAGGAGGGAGATACTGGAAATGCTGATCGAGATGGCTAAGGTTGGACAATACTCAGAATAATCTGGAGGGGTTGCATTGCTTTTCTTGGGCATCCACTGCCCACACCTCCTTGCGATGTGATCCCTCCTTTTAATTAAATGAACAGCAGATCGAAAGGCAAGCGAGGTGAACTGGAATGGCGGGATGTCATCCGCTCGCACGGCTACGAGGCTCGGAGGGGACAACAGTTCTCAGGCAGTCCAGATAGTCCAGATGTAATTACCAACCTACCCTTTCACTTCGAGGTGAAGAGAGTGGAGAGACTCAACATAGACAACGCAATGAAACAAGCAGAAGGCGAGTGCGGGGACAAGCCTCCACTGGTTGCCCATCGCAAGAACGGTGGCCCGTGGATGGTGACGATGCTCGCACCAACCTTCTTTAACCTGATAGAAGAAAGAGAAACCAATGCCAAATAAAGAAAGCGGCAGTGACACACTGACAACCGTACTGGCCAAGGCGCAGTCGGAACTAAAGAAAGCAGCCAAGTCGGCTGACAACCCCTACTTCAAGTCGAAGTATGCGGGGCTGGACGAGGTGATAGAAGCCTGTCGTAACACACTCAACAAGCACGGTATCGCCGTGACTCAGACTGTGGAGTACACACCGGAAGTGACCAGAACAGGCGAGAAGTCTGAAGACAAATACACCACCCCACAGCAGACACTCCTCGTGACTACCCTGCTCTACGGGGATCAGTCTATCAGGAGCGTTATCCCCTTGGACTACAAGCGTGGTGATATGCAGTCCTTCGGGTCGGCGTTGACCTATGCGAAGAGGTATGGGCTGGCTTCGATATGCTGCCTTGCCACTGAGGACTCCCTCGATGATGACGGCAACAAGGCTGTCGGTGAGGAGAATGTGGCTGCGAAGGTCAACAAGCGCAGCAACTATCGCAAGGCCAAACCAGTAACACGGGAAGCAGCAGCCACTACGGCTGACGAGTTCCTGAAATAATACTTTGAGGGATGGGCAGCAGCGATGGCTTGACATATTGCGGCAGGGGTGTATTCACAACTTCGTCCTGCCGCGCCTCCGCCGTGACCTGCCTGTCCCTCATTAACTTATGAAACAAATTGACCACGAACAACGGGCGCATCACAAGGACTTCCCGCCTTCATCACTGCCAGCACTGGCCAAGTGTCCATGCTACAAGTCATCAGATACTGTCGGGGCAGCAGCAGTACGAGGGACTCGGCTTCACGAGAAGCTCGAATCCCTGCTGGGTAATGGTGATCTTAGGAAGCTACTTAAACGCCCTAAACCCGATGCCAAATAACATGACACACAGCGGCAAGAGCAAGAACTGGCATAGCCAGATTACTCAACACCTGCGACATCCACCCAATAAAATCAATTAACACATAGGTATCCATGATTAGTTAGTTAGACGGTGAACCACCAGCCAAGGACACAAACAAAATGAAAGAAAGAACACCAGTAGAAATCAGGGAGCAAGCCATCATGTGCTGGAAGCAGATGGCACGGCCCAAGTACGACAAGGGACAACAGGAGAAGGGAACCAATCTGGACGACCACCCCAACCTCATCGCTGAATGCAGGTACGAAGCCATTGACCTGTGGTTCTATCTCGACAGCCTTTCCCACCAGATTGACGCTAAGGACAGCCGCATAGCAGAGCTGGAGTTCGAGGTTAACCGCTGGAAGGAGATGGCTAAGAGATGAGCAAACCAGACTGGTTCGAGAAATGGATGGCCGACCCACATGGCAGAACGGCGGAGGAGTGCGGGAGGCCGACCACAGATACGGTTCGAGAGGCGGCAAACGTATGTTCGCATTGCGGGGCGCGGGAGTTTAAAGTCACTCCCTATGTTGAGAAGGAGTTCACTCTCAAGCACCGTGACTTAGGCGGCAGACATCGGCACGTTAACTTGACGGGTAAGCTGTGGAAGTATGTCTCCAAGCGAGCATACGATGTTCTGATAAATTCCAAGATAAATAACTTGGAGGAATTGAAGGAGGAGATTGCAGACGGGCGGCTTACAAGGTGGAGGAATTGTGGCCGCAAGACAGTCAAAGAGTTGGTAGAGGTGGTTAGGGACTTGGAGCATGAGGAGGCATAGACATGACAGTAACCCTAGACGCAACTGAAGTGGTGGTGGCACAGATGTTGGCTGCTATGCGATACAACGTGGCACGGATGGCTGGTGTCGCGAACGCACGCATAGGATCACAGGGCGACTACCAGACAGACTTGGAGGGCATGGCTGCTGAGATCGCCTTCTGCAAGGCATTCAACTACTTCCCTGACCTGACAGTGGGGCCACGCAAGGGCGGCTGGGATGTCAAGGGCAGGGCTGGCGAGACAGTTGACATCAAGGTCACGAAGTATGACTCAGGTAAGCTGCTCGCAACACTCAAGAAGAAACCGGAGGACGCCCAGTATTATGTGCTTCTGGTCGGGGAGTGTCCAACATACAGGCTGGCTGGCTACGCCACGGCTGAAGAGCTTTTGAAACCGGAGAACATAACAGACTTAGGACATGGCGAAGGCTATGCTCTTACGCAAGACAAGCTGAACCAATTCAGCAACAACAAAGGAGGGTAAATGGAATACAAGACAAAGTGCAGATTATGCAAGAACGAGATAGTGATAGAGGTTGACGATGAGAAGGACTCGGCGGCCAAGGGGGCAGGACTCAATCTGGAAACATGGATAGGAAGCTCGAAAGTCCTATGCGAACCATGCTACACTTACAAGGAGACAGGCGTTAGGCCGACCAACACACCACCCATGAAAGACTTCCTGTTCGAGTGAGGAAACTCGAAACAATCGCAGCCGTTCTCTTGGCACTGGCTTTCTTTGCCTTGATAGTAAAGATGGCTATATCATTATGAAGCATAGACATGGAACCATCGAGGAGTGGGAGACCATAGCCAAGCAGACTCTCGCCAACCCGAATGCGAGCAGGAGTGAATGTCTCTCTGCCTTTATCGGAATAACCCAGAGCAAGGATGAGTGGCTCAAGGAGAAGCTCGCAGAACAAATGAAGACAGCATGGAAGGCAGACCTCAATGTCCTTAAAAAAATATCCTAAAGAGATACTCTGGGCGGCGCAGTACATCATGTCTGTCGTCGGCAGGAAGAAGCTCATCACTGAGGAACGCATCTCCGTCATGCGCGGCGATGAAGAGATCACGTTTGGTAGCATGGACGCCTACTGCAAGGGCCACCTGTTCGACCTGAAGACCGGACAGATGCGGGACTACAAGCAACAGATGGCAGCGTATGCGCTGGGTGTCATGCAGAAGTACAAGGAGAAGAAGCTCACCTGTCACCTTGTCTACTCCCGGTTCAAGCACGTTGAGACGTTCGACTTGACTTGTGAAGAGGCTGAGGATATAGTCTATGGCATCGTTGACTCCGTTAACGACCCAACCCGCTCACCGTGGCCATGTGAATACTGCGTCTGGTGTGACAGAAAGGAAACCTGCACAGCACTTAAACATTTTGCTTATACCATCGGGGGCCAGATGGCCACGATGAAGCACATCAATCTCAATGAACCTCTGAAGCCAGCCGTTCGTCAACGGTTACTTTCCATCGCGGATGCGGTGGAGAATTGGTCAGAGAACATTAGAGAAAAGGTAAACAAGGAGTAGCAATATGCCTGAAGAAACAAAACCCCCAATGACCTATACTAAGGTCGCCCGCAAAGCCTACCTCTACAAGAACGAGAAGAAGAGGGAAGGCACAAGAGACCCTGACTATAAGGGTAAACTGTTCGACCTAGACCTGAACGAGCTGAAGGAGGTTGCCGATGAAAACGGAATCGTCTCCGCCCTTCACTTATCCGGCTGGATCGAGGAAGACCAGAGCGGAACCTCACGGCTCAGTGTCGCCCTACAGAAGAGTATCCCTCAAGACGGGGAAGCTGCGGCAAAGGAACCTGCGAAGGAACCTGCTGAAGCACCATTCTAATTAAGTGTTCGCGAACACTTGATTGTCTCTCCCCCTACCGTTTCGTAATACTGTGGTTCCGGTGGGGGGAGAGTTTTAGTCAACACACATAACTATAAGGGAAAGGTAACTATGAAGGATAAAGATAACTGGATAGAGAAGAGGGACGAGGATTACCTCAAGATGGCGGCGCAAGCTGCGGCATTGGCGTTCGAGGTGGACGCTGACGCGGTGATGAAGAGGAGCAGGGTTCAACCTCTGGTATTCGCCAGACAGACAGCCTACTGGCTGATGCACAATATCATGGGATACTCCTACTGTGAAACCGGACGGATGTTTGACCGTGACCACGGCGGCATCATGCACGGGGTCAAGAAGGTTGAGGAGGAGCTGGCGCAGGACTCGTCCAGCAAGCACATCAACGGAAGCTGGGCCAACGAGATCAGGGCGTCGAAGGAAAACTTCCGTCGGTTCTATAAGGTATACAAGGAAGTCAAACCAAAGGAGGCTAAAGATGTCGCTGAGATTGCCTGAACTACGCAAGCCCGCCTCAGTGTGGGAGATGAAACAAATCATCGAGCTGATCGACGAACGCATCGGGGAACTGGTGCGCCACCGTGGCGAGAACGCCACAGGCGATTACCTGTGGGATGATGACAAGGCCAAGGCTGAGTTCTTCAAGCTGGCCAAGGATCGCAAGCATATCCGACAGAAGATTCTCGACACTAAATTAAGTTAATGAAAGTAACGCAACCCTTCGTAATGGCTGTTGCATCCACGGTTGGGTCTTTCTCGTCGTCAGCGTACTGGCTGGATGCGACGATAATGAACTGATCGTGGACTTGCAGCAAGACCCCAAGGGTTACACAGAGGAAGGGCTTTACCTTGGAAAGCTCGCTCTGGACGTAACCTGCGGGGTCAAGCCATTGCACTTGAACCCTTCTCCCCAGCCATCGCTTGGGGAATCTGTTCCTATAACCTCTCCCAACCATCTTTATATCTTTCCCATGAGCAGACCAAGATATTGCCCCGACCTTTCCCCGCCGGGAAGATGATCGCGAACGAGGACTTCTCCTTGAGGTCTTCGACTGGGATGATGTAGTAGCCGTCATGGATGATGTCCTCGAAGTCCTTGGCGTAGGACGCATAAAGTATCAGGAAGTCACAGTCACTCTTGCCATACTTTCGGGGGCTATGACGGCAATGCTTTAGTGTACACCGATAGCTTCCCCCCTTGTTGATGCTGGCTGACTTGACTTGTATCCTGCGGGAGTTCCCATCCTTCTCGGCTATCAAGTCGTAAGCGTCCTCATTGAGAGGCCAACTTACTGTGTATCCTAGTTCAACAAGTTTTCTTGCAACGGCAAGTTCCGCAACACTGCCTGTCCTTTTCGGTTCTATGGTTATTGCCCTCCACCCTTTACTATCTTTTCTCCCGCGCTTTCTGGGACTTTATTCTCTCGCGCTGCCTCCGGCTGGCCCCCTCGTATAGTTCTTCATGCCTTTCCAATAACTTCTGAACCTTGTCGCGGTCAAACCCTTTGTCAATGCCGAGTTCCGCCCAAACCTCTAGGGTGAGAATCCCATCATCTTCCATGCGCCATATCTCCTTGGTTATATCCTCGTCAGACAATTTCCAATGCTTGAACTGCTTTATCAGGTCGGCAACAGTCTTCGCTGCTCCCGGTGGATATTTGCTTGCGAGCCTTTTAAGGGATGCCTTGTCATAGTCACTGCCCCTTATGTACTTGATTAGATCAAGTCTAATCTTAGCCCGTACATCGGGATCATCCTTAAATTCCGTGTCTGCTTTTGCTAGGATGCCCCTCCTGCTAAGGCCGCTCACAGGCTCACCCCTCTTGGTCGTCAGGTTTTTATCCAGCCATTCACGCGCAGTGTCCGAGGTTCTTGCCCTTACGGTCTGGGCCAGTCCCTCTTCAAGTTCGATGTTCCTAGCCATCTTCTGGTTCTGGGCGAAGGTTGGGGCGATGAACCTCCTGCCAATCATCCTTATGAGAGGGTCGTTCTCCCAGTCAGCACGACCCTCCACGGGCTTTGAGGGAGCAAATTGTGTGAACATATCTCCAGTGAAAGTCTTTACCAAATGCTGAAGGTCTTCACCACCAACAACATTCCCAAGTTTAGCAGCCGCCTTGTTCCATCCCTCAGCGGTATTCCTCCTGTGCCTCACGGAAGGATCACTGGCAGAGCCTCTATCTCTGGGAACCAAGTACCTGTGAGTCCACATCTCCCTTATGTTGTACGCCCCTCCGCCTCTGCCCGCAGCCCTCTCCATACCGTAGCGGATAACCGGATGCATTCCTGATATGAAAGTCTCCGCACTCTCGCTGATGGAATCTCCCTCAAAGTTTATCGGCGAAACATGGGCTGCCCCCATTTTCCCCCAGTCCAGCACGGACTTGGGGTCGTCATTAAACATTTGGCCCATGCCCATCTCCACCATGTTGGCTACGAGCTTGAAGATGTCCCGCTTAGGTATCCGGTAGTAATCCCGCATCTCGTTTCCCAGCTCATCTTCCACAAAGTTCGGCTTAAATATAATCCAGTAGTTATCCCTTATCTGCCGAGGAACCTTGTCCAGCTCTTCCGGGTAATTCTTCAGGTTATAGTAGGTGAGGTATGCCGTTGGAGCGGTTATGACGTTCATCATGCGAGCCATAGCCGCCCTGCCTTCAGGGCTTTTCCAGTTCGTAACCCTATACAGGTCACGGGCATTGCCCTGCATTCTCGCGTTGTAGAACATGAACAAGTTATCCAGAGTTGCTGCCGCCTCACCAAACCTTGAGAACTGTGGCGAACCTGCTTGCTTTAGTGCTTCATTCCTGAGTATCGCCTCCGCGAAGTGATCGTTGTTCTTGAGCAGGTCAGTCAGGCTCTTGGCTCCCTCGTGCCTAACTGTTCGCCGGAGGTGAACGAGCTTCCCCATCTCCTCAATCGCATTGGGGAGTATATCAATAATATCCTTCCCCTTGCTCGCTGCACTCACAACACCCTCAACCTTACCAGAGAAAGGTTTCAGCCTGTGTACCTTATGCAGTGGGTCAATGGCACTGTCCAAGGTAGTCCTCAGCAGCCCACTTTCCAACGCTTCCAAGTAGAATCCCTTTGGAGTCTTACTGGCGTTCCCCCTCACGGCAGTGTAGAAACCCCAGAGATTATCCGCACCAAATTCCACCCAATCCACAGGGTTAAGACCATACCACCTTATGCCGGACTTTGCCGTGAGGGCATTCGTCAGTGCATCAGACATCCCCGCATTGACGAGCTGGAACGGAATAGAATACTTTGTCTGGCCCGCCTTAGCCAGCTTGGCTGAGTCTCTCCATCTTCTGGCAATAAAATTGTTATATTTCCTAAGTATCAAGGGGTCAGCAAATATATGGAACGCATGAGCGACAGACTCATCCACATCGAACTTCTCTACATGGCCATCGACCTTGAGAGTAACAGTCTTCCACCCCTCCTGCGGCGGTATGACGTCCCCGGATGCGTCTTTCTTGGTTGATGTCCTGCGTAAAAACATCCCCAAGCCTCCTCCCCCCTCAGCCAACTTCAGGTCTTTCTGCCCGTAAGAAATAAGATCACTCAACGCCATATTCTGCTCTGCCTGTTCACGGGCGAATGCTATTTGATGCCTCATCTGCTCGACAATATCGCCTATCATCCAAGAGCGGTTGATCCCCGCAAGTGGGGCTGGGATGCCGCTTACGTCCGCCAAGTGTTCAACATGGGCGAACGGATAGTAAACATCATGCTTATCACCAAGCTCCTTCGCCCCCTTCTTGCTAAATAGCCCTGATTCAACGTATAAGTCCCTTATGCGCTTTGCATGATCCTGAAACTTAGTGCCGATATTTTCCAGCTTTAGGAGTCTGGACGGGTCGGGCAATCCCGTCACAGGGTCTACCTTTATCTTATTAAGGAACTCCCTCTCCATGTCATCAATATTGATTCCCTTGGCTCCCTTCCCCGACTTGCTGTTGTGGTAAAATGTAGCCTCTCCATCCAACCCTAAGTCTGCGTATATCCTGTCCTCAGTCTCACTCGACAGCTTCTTCTTCAGGCGTTTCAATGTGCCGAGGTACTTGTCGTATTCAGCCAGTTCCTTTTTACCGTCCGGCCCCTTACCAAACATCGGCCTGTCCTTTTTGAGAACCATCCTCTCGACAACCTTAACGTGATCGTCAAGCTCCTCCATCTGCTGGACTCTGGATTGCTCATTGTTGAGCCTCTTCTTTATCCTTTGGATCAGGGCGTATGAGTTAAAGTCATCGTACAGAGAGCGATCCTTGCTCAACACGGAGGTTACGTCCTCGTCAAACTTCGCAACGTCTGCGAGCTGCTTGGCGTTGATCCCGCGATTCTCTAAAGACCACTCAAGATTATACTTCCCTGATCCGGGGGTCTTGCCATAAACCATGTCCACCTTTCTCTGGAATGCCCCCCACGGGGATGCGAAGGTTAAGGCTTGCCTTCTGGCCTTGTCTCCTGCGGTAAGAAAATCTGCGGACTCAGGGACATCTGGGAGGTCGTCTGTTGTTCTGGCAATCCTGCTCAGGAGCTTCTTTAAGGGGTCAGAGATTTCAGCGGAATCCCTTACCGCACCGGAGGTTCCGGTTCTCTCTATGTTGTACCGCTTCATCAGGCGGATGATCTCAGGGACTTCCCTAGCCGAGCCAGTGGCAATAGCCCATGCCAGCGGTTTGGCTGAATTGACTATGGCCGCATCAAGGGATTCTCTCATCGCCTTACCTATGCCTGAACCCTTTAGGATTGTCTGCGAGATCATCAGTGCTTCGTGTTGGCTCTTAGGCTCAAACCCAACCCCCTCATCCTCCATACGCTTGATAACATCCTTCATCCAGTCTCGATGCTCTCCAGCCCGGTCAGCCTTCCCCTTCGTCTTCTTGGCAATGACCTTCTTTGACCATCTCTTCGCCTCTGCCTTGATAATGTTGATTGATGCCTGACGGGTTGCTTCGGCTTGCTCGGTAAGGAACCGTTCCTTACTCCAGCCCTTCGGCTTCGTGCGCTGCACCCCCCTGAATAAGACGTTACCTGCTGCCATCGCCAGATTCCTTGTGACTTGAGACTGCCAATCACCCGGAAGCTCCTCGGACTTTTTGCCTTCACCCTCTTTGCGGAAAAGCCCGTCCAGAATCTCCTGAGACCTTTGCCCTGCGTCTGATATTACATATCCCTCAGCAACCCCACCTATTAGCCTCTTCGCGAGAGGAAGAGCCATCTTCCCGTGGCCAAGTGTGCCGTAAACTCCCATTTCTATCTGCTCTCCTCCGGTAGGCAGTTCGCCCTTCACCGATGCCCTGCCCAGAGTAAACCCAAGAGATGCCCCAATAGCTCCTCCAAGTATCTGCCCTCTTATCCCGAGTGGTTTGCCATATTTTCTTCCTGCTTCCCATCCGGCAATTCCTCCTGCGGCTTCCCTCCCTACCGACAGGTCGTCCTTAAAGTCAAGGTAGTCATCAAGACCAAGGGCGTTCATGGCCATAGTGTCGGGCATTAGCCCAAGGATTCCATACCGCTCAAACCCTGATCGATCTCCCCACTCTTTAATGTCATTCTCAGGAAGTCCAACAAAGAAATCCCACACCCTTGACCTGTCCTTCGTGCCACCCAAGGTAGCCCCCGTGACCTCAGTTCTGGGTAACGCCTTGAAGTCCCTCGAAATAGGATCAAAGTACATCTCGGGATTCATCCGCATGAACGCAGCCCTCCCCTTCGGGTTCTCCCTGTGCCACCTGCTGAGAATTTGGTCTCGCTTATTCCCGAGGCCAGTCATCTCCCTTATTGTCTTTTGCTTGCGAACCTCATCCTCCGGTGTCTTCGACGGCAATGCTCTCAGGTGCTTTAGATGGTCATTGGGGTGCATCGGCAGCGCGGGAATCATATCGGCAAGCTCGTCAGACGAATAAGGCTTCAGCTCCTCAGACCAAGCCGGATCGGCTTTAGGCAAAGCTAACTCTGCCCTGCCGGACACAGGCCGACCCGACGGAAAGTTTGTCCTTACACTGCTGCCCGTCACCAAATCAGGGGCCAAGAACGGATTAAAGTCATCGCCCTTGGGAGCTGTCGCAGGTTTATTGGTGGCAATCCCCGCTCCCGCAATGGAATCTGGGGTGAGGAATGGGTTGAACTCCTCTTCGTCCTTATCTTTTCTTACTGAACCAGTAAGATTTTTTGGGGTAGGGGGAGGCATTACTTATTAGGCATAATTATTTGATAGAGCTTCCCGCCTCTATCTATGATTCTGAAAGTTGTTTTCCCGTCAAACATTAAGTCCTTGTTCAGGGGATACGAAATCACCTTGCCATCTGCGTAGGTCACAACAACCTCATCGGCAGTCACCTTGTACTTAGACCCTTCCGGCAGCTTCATCTCACTGGTTTTTAACTGAGCAGGTTCGTCAGGAACCATTCCCGGTAGCGGAGGTAGCGGAGCAGGTTCGTCAGGAACCATTCCCGGTAGCGGAGGGAATACCGCGCCCTTCGGTTCAGCTATGGGCAACATTTCCTCGACAGGTCTTGCGTCTCTGGGGCCAACGTCCTCGGCCTTGGGTTGAAGCACTCTCGGACTAACCGCCCTGCCTTTGTCGGAACCTCTGCCGCGTTCGTAGTCGGCCCATACGTCCATCGCAGTTATTACCCGGATTGGTATGCCCTTTTTCTGGTCTTCACCGAACCTCAGTGCCTCGATTTTAAGCCCAGCATTAGCCCTCTGTATCCATCTGTCGGCAAAAGAGTCGGTTGGATTGCCTGTGTCCCGGTACTGCTCGGATGGCAACATCGATGCCGGGTCAACATTATCTTTCAGCACCCATGTCCTGAATGTCATCTTGCCGCTCGCATCGTATCCCGTTACGTACTTATATGGAACGTCCGCGCCAGTGTCAGCAGCCTTCTGCTTGCCGTCGTATGTACTGTATATTTCCTGTATAGCTCTCTCCAGCTCGAATGGGTTTGTAGCTTTCTCGCCCAACCCACTTATCAGGTCACTCTTATAGCCCCTGCTCTCTGCGGCAGAAACCAGCTTTTCGTTGGTGTAGACATTTTTCTTCGCATCCGCATCCCATCCATCCTCAAAGATTCTGTTGTATGCTCCTTGCAGATCACGCAACTCAAGCAGCTTATCACGCTCCTTCTGGGCCGCCGTCCACCCTGAGTCTACTACGCCAAGGTAATCTTCGGAGGGGTATTCCCCGTGAGTTTGATAGTACAATGCCTTGATCGGATTGTAGAAGTGTCTCCGAACATTCTCCTTTGTGGCCATATACGCATCCTGAGCAGCCCTCTTCTTGACCTCAAGCCCCCTGTCATCTGCATCGAGTATTTTGAGTCCCTTATTGTAACCATTCCTCCATCTCACTCCGAGGCGGCTGCGTGGGTTGATGTATTCAGGAAAGCCCCACCCAAACAGAGCAGCCAGCTCTCCCTGCGACTCAGACGACTCTTCATTAAGAAGGCTATTTTCAGCCTCCAACTTGTCCTTCTTGGTTCTACTATACTTAAATTGATCAAGGTATGCAGCATAGTCCCTCCCCTCCCATAAATCTGCTCGGTCTTGATCCCTCTTTCTCCCGGCTTTCTCCGCTTCATACTTATATGGCAGAGAGAATGCTAACGCTTCCCTCTCTGAAGCGGGTAAGTAATCGAGTTCATCTGTTACTCCAGCCCTCCGTAGCGGCCCTTGTGTGCTTGGGTCTTGGGACTCCCTTACGCCAGACGAAACCCCCAAGTTCTCAAATCCTCGAATTGTTTGGAACTCTTTTCTAACTCTTTCGTCTTTCGCACGAGCTAACTGCTTCTGAAGTTGCGCCTCAGCATAAGCCCTGTCTTCGCGCTTCTCCTGCTTCCTTGCCGCGCTCTCCCAAGACTTCTCAAACGCTGGCGCGAAGCCCTTACCAAATCCTCCCCAAAAATCAGCCATAAATCATTTTCTCCTGTGTTATGGAAACCATTTATCAAAGGCTTTCTGGCCAAACCCACCAGAGAATCCTCCGAGTATAGCTCCAGCCGCTTGCCCAGCACCGCTAGGCTGCATAGCCATTTGAGCTTGGTTCCCCCAGATTCCTGCTTGAGTGCCGAAGTTGCTTGCAGCCATTTGCTGCTGCCCCTGTAACATCCCCATTACATTAGTGGGCTGGTACGTCGGGGGTTGATACATCCCTGCTGCTGACTGTTGCGCCCCCGGCCCAGTCATGCCGTACTGCGCGGCCACAGGTTGCAGCCCGCTAAAGGATTGCAGGTTTGACATCTGTTGCTGCCGCATCTGATCCTCTGTCATCGTCTTCTGCATGGACGATGCAAACGCCTGTTGAGCAGCCTGATTGCGCTGCGATAATGCCTGTTGTTGCCTCGCGAAATCAGCTTGAGCAGCCTGATTGCGTTGGTCAGTTGCCTGAACGCCCATTGCAAATTGTGCCTGACTCGCTCCTGCCTGTTGCCCCAGCGCAGAAATTAGCCCTTGATACTCGGACTCCTCGGCTTGGTTGCGCTGCGCCATTGATGATAATTCATCGGCCCTCTCCCGCATCCGCTGGCTGGTATCAAATTCAACTGACTGCGCTCCCAATCCAAACTGTTGCCCGCGAGTTTGGTTCATCTGGTTAACTATGCCAGAGAGGTTGGCAAACTCCTGCTGCTCGGCCTCTGTCCTCTGACTCAAAGCACCCAGTTCATCAGCCCTTTCCCGCAGTGCAGCCTCCTGATCCGCGCCTAATCTCTGCATCCCCATGCCGAACTCTGCCTGTGCGGCTCCTCCGCGTTGCTCAATCCCTAGCATCCGATTGGCTAAATTCTGCTGGGCAATCCGAGCCTGATAATCCCCCGCTGTCTGGCCTGACCCCAAGTACCCCATGAGATCGGACATGGCAATGCGCTGCCCAGCCTCTTCCGCCTCACGAACAGCCGCCGCTTCCTCCAGCACCGCTCCACCGCCGAAGATATTTCCCAGAGCAGCCGCCCTTCCCCGTGCGCCTCGCCTCGCCTCATCCGCCATTAACCGTGCAGTCTCGCCCGACTGTGCTTTCCTAATGTACTCCCTCTCCGCAAATTCACGCCCCGCAAGGCTCTCCGGGTCAACGGGGATTTCGGGGATGTCAGTCAACCGCTCCAGTGTGGGTGCATCCTGCGCCCGCTCTAGTGCTGCCATCTCGCCCAACCTGCCAAACTCCGGGGCTTCAGCCCTCGTCATCTCCGTCAAGGTCGGGGCGGCTCCGATCCTGTCCAAGTCACCAAACTCTCCAGCCCGCTCGTAGGTTGGGATGTCGCCCGCAACAATCTGCCCCAATTCCGGCACTTCACTGCTCACCCGCTCCATCAGGTCAGGATCAACAGCCCCCACCAGTGATGGCAGGTCGGGCAGTTGTCCCGGCGTGTAATCTTGCGCCAGTTGCCCAAGCAATTCGCGTGCGTCATGCCCAGTCGGGTCGCTTCTCTCCAGCAACTCATTGGCTTGGTCAACAAAATCTGGGCCGTACTTCTCGGAAAAATCCAACAGGAAGTCAGCGTGTTCTGCTCCATATTGCTTCTCCCATTCCCAACGCTTAACAGCGCGGTCAATGTCGCCCATCCCGGCAAAGTCAACGTCCACAGCCTCATCGCGCTCGACAAGTTCCCTCTCTCCGATAACATTCCCGTTTGCGTCGTAGGAAGTCTTGAAATACTGATTGGCCGTGATTACATCGCCATCAGGACTTTCGTACCCGGTAAGCGTCTTGACCACCGATGTTAAGGGCTGACTTCCAGAGAAGCCCTTTTTCCAATCCTGAACACCGGGGTCTGTGTAATTCTGAACCTCTTCTGAATGCCACGGCTTCCCAATCAGATGATCCGCAGCCGTATAGGGGTATTGTCTGCCGTTTCTGTGCGTTATGATGAACTCACTTAACTCGCCCTTTGAGTTTACGGTTGCTGTAATTGTGTTGTTGTTGCCACTTTGCACAGAAAAGTCCGAAGGGCCGCTTGTGTTTATCGTTTCGCTGGAATAAACAGGCTCATATCCAGTAGGAACATCAGTCTTTACTTTCTCATACTTTATCCTAGAACCGTCTTCGCTCCTGACATCACGCATCAACTCCTCGCCAAACTCCATCGCCCGCGAGAGCTTCGCCATGTGTTCCGCCGTCTCAATGTTTGCCGCCGCTATTTCTGATGCGGTTGGCGGCGTTGGGGCTTCTGGTACGCTAGGTTTTCCCATAACTTATTCCTTGATTAAACGTCTCCGTGCCTTATCCATCGGCACACAAATTATCTTTTCGTTATGCTTGGGTCGTACCCAAGCAATTAAATCACAATCCTTTCCGAACTTCTCAAACATCTCCGTAAACAGTTCCTTCATCACACCCCTCTCCTTCGCCACAGTCGCGTCCACATAACAAACCTTCCCGCCTGTATCACAGTAATCACTACGACACCCTTCCTCATCATCCACATAACGCAACAAGGCCGCGCCCACCAACCTGCCATCCCTGACCGAAACCAAGTATCTCTGTTTGACGACGAACCAGCGTATCCAAGTCAATAACCTGTCCAACGGCCAATCCCGGCAGTGATCCAGTTCGTACCGGAACAGGTTCGCTATCCTGATCGTAATGGCGTCCACGTTGCTCATACTTCCGGCCTTATAGGTTGTCCAAAGGCACTCGACTGAACAGAATGCAGGGCCAGCCTCCCCCCATCCGCCTTCACCTTGAATTGTAACTGATTGAACCTGCCCTTGGATACCATATTAAACCCCTTGCGAATCAGGTTAGTGGAGGCCGGGAGGGAAAGGCTCCCTTCCAAGGTAGACGAGCTAGAGGTCAAGTCCTTGTAATAATTGATGTCACCCGTGATTGCATCCGTGTGGATGTTTCCAAAGTTAAATTGCGTTGAGTAACCTATCTTGTCGCCCCACGTTTCGCCAAAGGTATAGGCTCGCGTATGGATATAGGATTCGTAGGTTGAATTGCCGTCCTTATACTCCGCAATGGTGGTGGAGTCTTCCGGTGCGGTGTCGTCCCAAGTGTACATCTCCCCGTTCTGCGTCCCCATGTTCAACTTCAATTCCCCGCTAAACGCGCTGATTACAAAACTCCTAGCCTCCCATCCAGACCAGTGACCGCACCACGCGCCAGCCAATAGGTTGTAAACCAGCACAGTGTCGGGTGTGGCAGCTGAATCAAGGGGGACAGACAGCATATAACGGTTCCGCCAGTAAATTGCTGTGCAAGTGCTGACCGCAGCCTGATTTATACGCCCAATATAGTCGTTAATGTTTCGGCTAACAGGCAGTGAGATGTCCGTCTCCGTGCCAGCCTGAATAGATTGCAATGACCTCACGCCATCGCGGGAAAGGAACATAACATCCGCGCCCACTTGCTGAACTGTGCCGTCTGCCACGCATCCAGTCCGGTTATTGACCAACTTGATGCTCCATTGAGAGGCTTTGAGTGTCGGATCGGCGTTAACCTTGTAAATGCTCCTTTCCTTGAACACAAACAGGTCAAAGTTCTGTCCGGGCATCAGGGCAGTGATGGGATCACGGTCATTACCAATCCGAAGGTTATCCGCCGCCAAATCCCAAGCATCACCATCAAGAATCTGGCTGCAATACAATGTGTCAGCCGGGACATCCTCATCTGCGCTGGTAGCGAACAATCTGTTCGTGTGGGTTACAATAAATTTCGGTTTACTGGGTGTCTGGGTGACATTGGCTGTCCCAGCCGCATCTGTGCCGCCCGTTGCGGCTGTGAAGGTCACAGCGGGGGTGGAGTCCTTGTCGTAGCCAGTTCCCTCGTCAGTGATGGTCACACTAACAACTGATCCATCATAGCCAAGCACCGCTGTGCCTGTTGCCGTGTCTCCTGCTGATGGAGCAGCAATCGCGACGGTTGGTACGGCAATATAACCGCTGCCGCCTTCTGAAATGGTTATGCTACTAATTTGACCTGCATCAATGGAGTCGGCTTCCACTGGGTCAACGCTTCCGTTAACGTAACGCAGGTCAGCCACTCCATCAGTGTAATACATCCGGTTATTCAACTGGGCAAACCTCACCTTGGCCCCCGACGAATAGGTTGCCCCTGTCAGGAGAGTAAACGAACCCGCCTTCGTAACTGCCTTCAGGTAATCCGATCCATCAGCAATCATAAGGTACTCGTTGCTGCCCGTGTCGAAGTATCCAATGGAAAGAACAGGGGCAACCAGTCCCTCCCAGATTCCATCCTCATCTTCCCAGTTGACATTTACATCTTCCCACACCAGATACCCCGCAGAAAGGCTTGTGCCACGGCGAGTCACAGCATTGCCGAATTGGTCAAGGTCAATGTTCTTGCCTTCCACATACGCATTCTCCGGTATCAGGTTGGCGCGGGATGCACTGACTTGACCGCCAACAAAGCTGTTGTTCCCGTCCAGAATCAACGGGTCATCCAATGCTTCATTTGCGATAATAGGCATTAGTCAATAAAATCCTGTCTCTGCCAGTGGTTTGGAACTAGGGGAATGATCCGGTTGATCTTGGCGGGTTGTACATTGTCCAAGTCATTGCAAATCTGCTTTAATCCAGCCGCCTCGGTGTACTTGGCCTGTGCCTTCTGGTATTGCATGGAGCGTTCCAGCATATCGCCCTCCGAGTACGCCAATAAAGCATTGTCAGCACCCAATATCTGCGGGGAGTCGCTGTCACCCATCTCGGTGAACTTCAATTTGCCAAGAGAATAGAGTGTTCCAGCATTTTTAGGCGTGGGGATGGGCTTGATCCGGCAATACCCACTGGCATCAGGTGGTAACGGGACAAAGTTGGTAGGGTTCGCCCTGCGAGTAGTGGTGTTCTCCCAGATATTGGGGTCTAACTGGAAGAAAGTTATCCAACTTGACCCAATCAACTCCAAGCCGTCCACCTTCCCCGTCTCGGTGAACCTCGTTGCCACCACAAACTCCAGCCTCGGCGCGGTGGAAGCCACCGTGGAGGAGGACGGGTAGTAAAATACAGTTGGATCGCCCGATAACGTAAGCGTCTCGTCCTCGGCACTGACATCCTTCGCAACCACCCCCAACGAGTTAGTCCATAACCCTCCTTCCCACAACATCCGGTAACGGTTGTTGATGAACTTCTTACAGGCCGTCACAGAGGCAGTCTCCGTGTCGCTCAACTTGGTCGTTATCTGGTCTGCCAGTTCCGTTAATGTCATCAGTTACCCCTCTCAATCTCCGATTCAAGCTCTGCGATTGTGTCCAGAGCTTCCCTCACCCAGTCAGGAGCCGCCAGTGTCGCCGCCTGAAACTGCGGGTGAGCTATCATCCTCTCCCCGTTGTCCAGACGCGGCGACAAGCACCCCGTCAACAGCAGCGCGATTACGATCCCGCTTAACTGCCAACCTCTCCAGTGCCGCTTTGTCATCCAGCTTGTCTCCAATTCTTTCCACGGCCTCCACCAACTTCGGCAGGGCCGCTAACCCCTTCAATGCTTCCAATATCATTTCTTCGCAGCATATTCCTTGAGTGCATCAACAATAGACTGCCCGCCAATATACGCCG